CTTCATCGTACAGAACCTTTGTTTTCTGGAACGGCAGTCTACTGTAAACTCCATTCCACAACCCTCACAGACGCGAGTGAATGTCGTTTTCATATTGAGTATCTTATCAGATACAACAACACGTCACAACGATTCTGTTTTGATTTTTGGTACTACAGCCAGTTGTTCTCGACCACCGTCTTCAAGACACGCTCCACATAAACCTTCGTCGGCTCGTTAGCGTCCTTTGCCTTCTCCACCACGGCTCCGTAAAGTGGTCCAAGGTCAATCAGAACCGCTCCTGGGTTGCGTCCCTCGTAGGCCATCACGTCTCGTCTGGCGATCTCTGCGGCTTCCTTAGAGGCATCCGCATCCATCCCAAGGGAGTAGATCATCCCGAACAGTTCTCCCGAACTCTCCGGCCTCTTCCCAAACCTCTGCTTCATCCGCTCAAGGTCCGATTCGGGGATTATCAGAATTTCCCCCTCAGACAGCATCTCAAGTACTCCGGCAATCGTGGAGGACGATGCGTTCCCAAACTTCGCCTCAAGACCTGCCTTCACCCTCGGCGGTACGGTTACTTCCACTTTGACGTGATTCTGTTGAACCACGACCGGAGGCTTCGACTCCTCGTACTTTACCTGCGGGTTGAGTCCCATGAATGTAGCGATGTCGTTCCATGAATGACTGCGGTTCGCGGAGCAAATCAGTTGTCTGTTCTCAGCTACGATCTGAGCCGAACATGATGGGCAAGCGTACCTTGTCTTTACCGTTGGCACTTTCTTCTCCTCCAATTCCAAATTTTGGAATACTGTTAGGACCACTTCCATGAATCTGAATCATCTACTGCCTCTTCATCTTCTTGCCGCGCATCGTATTCCGCCGCGCTCTCTGCATCGATCATCTTAGCCGGAATCCCCTCGTCAAACATCTGGTGTCGCGTTCCTGCCCTGTCGTGAACTGGGCTGAATGCCGTGTTTTGAAAGTCTGCCGGTACACGAACTGTTTTATCTCCGTCCTTTGTCTTGAACTTCAAATCCGCCATCGCGCCATGCTCGTTCACAATCCATGATCCGATCCGCCGCTTCGAGAACTTATCTGCCTCGAATGGAGATGAGGACTCATACAACTTTACAGGAATTCCCTCTGCTCCTTGGGAGTAGACGATGTAATTATTTATGTCCTTCGCTGCGGTTGCCGGTCTCTGCCGCCGCTCTTCAAACTCTCCCTCATGGCCGCAATAAAGAGCGATCATGAAGCTCATCACAAAGTCGTCATGAGCACCCTCACCCTCCGCTCCGTCTTCGGTAAAGTCTCTCAACTCATCGATCAGATTCTTGTCTCGAATGAGAACTTGATCGTCAAGCATCATCTTTGACATGAAGGAGATCAATGTTCTTTTCGACTTGTAATCCGTCCACCAACCCACAATGTCCGTCATGAAGTGCTTCAGCCGATCCATGCGCTTGAACCTATAGATGTTCTCGTACTCGTACTCACGCATCAGGCGCGTGTTGGTTGCCAAGCCGAAGGAGTTGACTTCAATCGCTACAAGCGCCTCGTTGTAGTACCACCCCAGTGCCAGCACAACGTCTGTGAGGTTGTGCGGGTCCATGTACCCATGCCACTGTGCTACCTGTTCGTCCAGTTGAGTACGACTGCCGAGTTTGATTATGGTACACGACGAATAATCTCCACCTTTTTGTCCAAGAGCCGTATCAACTCCAAGGCAGTATTTTTCTCCCGGTTGAGGCCTCTCCCAAATATGAAGACGGTTTTCAGTCTCCGGGTAAATCGCCTCTTCTCCCGGCTTCAATTCCTTCACGTAAAGATGTGGAACCCACTGAGCAAAGTCGAAAGTGATCTCTCCAACCCAGCGAGGCTCTTCTGTCCTCTTGCTGAATCGGTTTATAATTCCTCTTGGAATTGCTGAAATAATGGAATTCTGAAAACTCGCCTCAGCGACCACTGGATATTCTTGGTCGAAGAGCATGTCGTCACCGTCAGTAGCAACGAACTCTTCTTTCGTCTTCCGCATCCAGTTGATAGTCTCATTCGACACCTTAAAATTGTCTTTCTTCTTTACCTGTTCTACCATCTCCTTTTCTTCTGTGGTCAGTGTGAATTCCTCTCCCTTCGGAATTGGAAGAGAGTAGGTCTTTGGCCTGCGGTAGAACGGAATGAAGATTGGATGCCAGTCAATTGAACCTGCCTCTGCGCGTCTCCAGAGGTTGTGCCACGCATCGTTACGACCGTTCCCTGTCGATCCCATCACATAGAAACCGTCACGAGCCACAAACGTTCTCAGCAGCGACTTGGAAAGCTGCGAAGCGTTCTTCCAGAAAGCCAACTCGTCCAGCAAAGCGCATCGGAACCCTTTTCCTCTACCGACTCCAGAAGGACGGTTAGCGTTGTCAGCGTACACCCAACTCTTTAGCCCTTCGCGGCTTGCTCTTAAATTCTCATCTGGCTCATCGAAGCAATACACCTTTCCATTCTCATGCTTCATCACTCTTGGACGCATCCACCAAGGCAAGAATGAAAATGCCGACTCGTACATCTCCATGTTGTACTTCGCACCGTCTTCGTCCTGGGAAACAAAAACCGTGTTGGTGTGCTTGTAACGTATAATTGTTTTGTGAAGGAACTCCCCGATAATATACGTCGTGAATCCCATGCGGCGAGCCTTGGCAACCAGGGCGCGTACACGACCGTGCTCCTTTTCGAGCTTCCTCAACTCCTCATACAGAATTTCCTGACTGTCGAAAAATGGGTAAAGCCCTTGGAACCCCTTGTCCTCTGTGCGGATTGCGTAGTAGTTGGAGAGAAAGTATCTCGTATCAATCAGCGAGTGGTAACATTCACCGTCGATCCATTCATTGTCTGCGCTGGACAACGAGGCTCTAGCCTCATCATCCCCGATGTCACCTGCCCGGTACTTTGAGCGGTGCATGTCGAGTATTTCCAAAATTTCGGACAAATACGGATTGGCCCTGATAATAGACATACTTACAACCACCCATCGAAAGCGCCGATCAACATTAAACGGCGCATCTCTTTCTCCCAGTATTTCCCGTGCCCCATGTTTCGCCCGAACTGCAAGTTCACTTTCATGTGCGCTGTTTCGTGGAGTAGAGATGTCCTCGTTTCGTTGACCTTCAGATCGTCTGGAAGAAGTATTGCTTTGGGAGCTGGAACCCCGCGAAATATTCCAAAGGAGCACAGACCATCTGTTTCATCGTCATCATATCCGCTGAGCCTTCTGATTTCACTTCGCGGCATAAACGCAATCAGAACTTCATCTGCTGGAGGTATCTTGTTCCCGTAGTAGTTATTCCGCACAGAGCAGTAGTCCCTTTTCAAGTCGATATTCCTCAACTCGGCTATGGTTGGAACTATCTGCTTGATCCGTTCTACTTCCGATGATGGCAACTTGAATTTACTCTTCCTCGTCGTCATCGTCTTCTTCTTCATCGTCCTCGTTGTCTGGTTCTTCATCGCGGTCAAGATACCCTGGCACAGCCGCAACTTCGGCGGGAAGCAAGTTGGCCTCAGCCGCTTTCTTCCTCAGCCGGTCCATCCTCTCTTCTACGGTCTCCGCCATGCTCAAGTTCGCAACTTGATTCGTCTGGTTCACGTTGACCTCCGCGATTGGTCCCTTTGGTTGTTTTGCTACGATGATGTCCTTCACGATCCGGCTGGCCTCAAGGCGCGTTGTCTTGTCGTCTTGAGTGACTACCTTCTTCTTTCCTGTCTTGCCGTCATTGACTTCAACCAACTCAGTCGCGCTCAACAGTCCCGCCATGCTTTCCTCGAACGCTGGCATCACTCTGAGGATTGATTCGTTGATTCTCAGGTCTACTCTGAAGGTCTTGTTCTGCTCTTCGTACATCTGAATCTGGCGAACAGAAGCCTTGATGGTTTCCACGCCAACGCCCTCAGACTTTGAGATAGCCTTCAGGCGCTCAGCTTCGGTTCCAGTGAGCGCCTGATACTTCACAAACCGCATCAGGTGACGCGGGTCGCGCATGTTGCGGATAGATAGGCCCTTTGTATTAGACATTACTGCCCTTCTGGTTTCGTGTTGATACCCAAGTCCGCAAGCTCTTTGACCCTTGCCTGATCCGCTTCGCGTGTTGCGGCCTTCTGACGCTCTTGCGTTTCGAAGTCTGCCGCCTGCTCGTTCTTCGCCTGCTCCATCAACTCCTCATCGGTAGGAGTCATATCAACGTCTCGGACAGACTCAAGCGGAGCATCTGGCTCTTCAGGCTTGATTGGATACCGTCCAAAATAGGGAGGCGGCATCGTTGCCTGAACTGGAGCCTGCGACGGAATGATCGACTCCGGCTCTTCTCCAAAATTTGTATTCGGTGCAGACTGGGCAATCTGCTTGAGAATCTGAACGTCCTCGCGGTATGCCTTTGCTATCTCTGCCGCGTCCTTCAGGGTGCTTGTCAAATCGTTTACGGTCTCCACAAACCGCTTCCAGCCCGTCATGATCCAGCGCACGAACGTCCAGACTCCGAGCAACGAAAACAAACCGCCGATGATGTATATCCAAGGGTTCACTGTTTTACCTCCGCTGGCTTATCGTACATGTGCTTAACCCACTCGACGGCTACGTGCGCCGTGGAGCCTACGAGCATGAGATTCGGAACTTTACATATTTCCTGATCCACCCAATCAAGTGTAGGCGTGGGTGGATGATCTTTCTGCCAGCACAAAGCCTTCCTAATCACTTCTTGATAGTGATCTCTGGACGCTGGAGAGTTCTCTAATTTTGCGTATGCGTAAACCGCATCTACCATCTCCTCAGGTACCGTGATCTCAGTTACACTCATTCCCCAATCCTCACTTCACTTCCGTCCTCGCGCAGCGCCACCATCTCCATCGAAGTCATGGTGCTTGACTGGACCTTGTAGTTGCAGCCGGTCTCCTTGTTCTTGCAGACATACTC